AAGGTCTTGTTCGTTAGGCGTTGACATATACAGGGGGAAACACACCACACCCTGCCCTGATATTGTGTCGCTAGCAGCCCACAGAATCCCCATGCCCTGACGATTGCCCACCAGCACAGCCCACACAGCACCCCCACCCCCCCAAACGCCCGTGCTTGCCCCTACACAATGGGTCTTTTCACACAGCGTAGGGGTATTTTATGTATTAACCTTTGTTAACTACTTGAACATTAGTTAATATGTAGGTATGCTATCTAAATTATGGGTGATAAAGCGTGGAAACAAAGGGAACGACAAGTGGCTGCTTACTTTGGTGGTGAGCGTACACCCTTGTCTGGTGGTAACGGCAAGATAACCCGTGCAGATGTTATCCATGACAAGCTATTTATAGAATGTAAACTGCGTCAAAAACATAGTGCTGTAACTTTGTGGGATGATACAAAGGTTATGGCAGAAAAAGAAAACAAAACACCAGTAGTTGTACTATGCGAAAAAAATCGTAAGGGATTTTGGATTATGGTACATAGTGATGATTTAAGTAAATTATAATGACAGATGTATTAGCTAGGGCTGTAGAAATAGCCAAAGAATTAGAACACAGAAAAGTCACAAATCGTATGGCAGATTACAAGCCTTACGAATATCAAATAAAATTTCATAATACTGTCGCACAACAACGCTTACTTATGGCGGGTAACCGTATTGGAAAATCTTTTAGTGGGGCTATGGAAATGGCCTACCATCTTACAGGACTATACCCTGATTGGTGGGAAGGCAAAAAATTTACAAGACCTATTAGGGCGTGGGCAGGTGGTGCATCAAATGAAACTACCCGTGATATTTGCCAAAAAGAATTAGTTGGGCAACCTGATGATCCTACAGCTAGGGGTACGGGTTCTATCCCATTAAAATTAATTGGTGATACAGTGCGTAAAGCAGGTGTGCCTAATGCTATGAATAGTCTTGTCATTAAACACATAACAGGGGGCTATTCACGTTTAGCTTTTAAAGCATACGAAATGGGAAAAGAAAAATGGATGGGTGAAGCGGTTGATGTTGTTTGGCTAGATGAAGAACCGCCACAATCTATTTACACACAAAGTTTAACTCGTACCGCTGATAAAGGTGGGATTGTGTATATGACATTCACGCCAGAGAACGGTATGACAGACACGGTAACGCAGTTTGTCAATGACCTTAGAGAAGGGCAAGCCTTGCTTCAGGCAGGGTGGGATGATGCGCCTCACATGACTCCCGATGTGCGAGAGCAAATTCTTTCTGCGTTACCACCCCATGAGCGTAAAATGCGTGAACGGGGTATTCCACAACTAGGTTCTGGTCTTGTGTTTCCTATGGCAGAAGATGACATGATTTGCGACCCAATAGAAATACCTTCACATTGGCCTAGATTATGTGGGCTTGATTTTGGTTGGGATCACCCAACAGCAGCAGCATGGGTTGCTTGGGATAGAGATAGCGATGTTATCTATATTTATGATAGTTATTCTGTGCGTCAAGAAGCAGTGCCTATTCATGCAAGTGCTATAAAAGCACGGGGTATGTTTATTCCTGTAATTTGGCCTATGGACGGAAGACAAGCAGATAAAGGTTCTGGTAAGTCATTAACCGAACAATATCGTACTGAAGGTGTAAATATGACACGTGAACATTTTACCAATCCACCACAACAAGGTCAAAAAGATCACACAGGCGGTATATCGGTAGAAGCAGGCATTCAGGAGATGTATACAAGGTTTCAGACTAATAGATTGAAAATTTTTAATAATCAGGGTAGACTGTTAGAAGAAATGCGTATGTATCATCGGAAGGATGGAAAAATCGTTGCTAAAAATGACGATGTAATATCTGCTATGAGATACGCTGTTATGAGTGTTAGGAGGGCGAGAGTTAAAAATTATGAGCCTACCCAAATATTTTCTGACAGTGAATTTAGCGTTTTTAATTAAAGGAAGGATAACATTATGGGTGGAGTAGTAAGAGCAATTTCAAAAGCAGTTGGCATAAGTAAACCAAAAGCACCGCCAGTTGCACAAACAGCACAAACAGTATCAGCACCGCAAACTGCTAAAAAAGCAAATCTAAAATCTAGTGGAAGTTATGGTGGAAGCACTATGCTTACAGGTTCAGAAGGAATTACTGAAGAAGCAAATGTTGGTAAAACTGTTTTAGGTGGCGGAAAAGAAAAAGTTGTTAAGAAGAAAACCAAAGTAGCTTAATATGATTGTATCATGTGTAGATGATTCAATAAGGCAAAAAGCCTTTGAGTGGATTGCACCAAAAGCACATATTGCAAGAGAGTTGCTAGAAGACGACAGACATATTGCGTTTGTTGATGAAGAAAGTGGAGAAATACAAGGTTGCCTTTTGTTTTCTGATTTTGATGGACATAACATATTTGTTCATTTGGCGATAGATAATCCAAAGGTATGCCAAAGAAAAAATATAAGATTAATGTTTGATTATGCTTTTAACCAATGTAAATGTCATAGAATGAGTGCTATGTGTGTTAATGGGTATGATAGAAACGAAAGACTATTGGCTGGTACAGGATTTGTAAAAGAAGGAGTTATCAGGCAAGTAATGAAAGTAGATGGCACGTATGTAGATGCGGCTCTTTACGGAATACTAAAAGGGGAATGCAAATGGGTATGAAATCAGCACCAAGTATGCCGCCCCCAGTAGACTCTGAAATGATAGAAAGCACAAAGAAAAAAGAGGCTTCTCTAGCTGCTGAAAAAGCAAAAATGTTAGCGTCTAAAAAGGGTGGTATGTACGGCACAGTTTTAACATCTGGTATGGGCGTTGAAGAAGAAGCGACCACAGGTAAAACAATGCTAGGGGGTACGCAAAAATAATGGAAAACAACGTATCGCCATTTCAGTATGTAAAAAAAAGGCAAAGCATAATGGCTTCTGCACGTGGCACGTGGGAAGATCATTGGCAAGAAATACTTGATTATGTAATGCCACGAAAGGCAGATATAACCTTTGTTAGATCAAGGGGCGAAAAACGTACTGAAGTTTTATTCGATAGCACAGCCATTACAGCAAACACATTATTGTCTGCATCATTGCAAGGCACATTAACATCCCCATCCTTATCTTGGTTCTCATTAAAATTACGAAGCCGTGAATTAAACGAAGATCGTGAAGTACAGTTGTGGTTAGAAGATACTGCACAGCGTATGTACGAAGCATTTAATGACAGCAATTTTAATACTGAAGTGCATGAAATGTACTTAGACTTAACGTCTATCGGTACAGGTTGCTTGTTTGTTGAAGAAGCAAATGAAGGATTTGAAGAAGGTGGAATCCATTTTAATACACTTCATATTTCAGAATACTACATAGGTGAAAGTGTAAACGGCATGGTTGATACCGTGTACCGTAAGTATAAAATATCAGCTAGACAAGCTGTTCAAGAATTTGGTGAAGAAAATGTTGGCGAAAAAATATTAGAAGCAGCCAGACATAAGCCTGAAAAAGAATTTACATTTATCCATGCAGTAGAACCATCTGTAGATTATGAGCGTGGAACTGGTCAAAAAAATACAAAACTAAAATATCACAGTTGCCATGTTTGTGAAGAAGATAAAATGGTTGTTCGTACTGGTGGATACAACGAATTTCCTTATTTAGTACCTCGTTGGTCTAAAGCTACTGGCGAAACTTATGGGCGTTCCCCTTCATATAATGCGTTACCAGACATTAAAACTCTTAATAAAGCAGTAGAGATAGGTCTTAAAGCATGGGCAAAAGCAATTGATCCCCCTCTTTTGGTACAGGACGATGGCGTTATTGGCAGAGTAAGAACAACACCTGCTGGTATAACTGTTGTAAGAAATGACGGTGCTATAAAGCCGTTGCAAATTGGAAACAATTGGCAAATTACAGATATGAAAGAAGGGCAGTTACGTACTGCAATCAGACAAGCATATTATTCTGACCAGTTGCAGCTACAAGACGGGCCGCAAATGACTGCAACAGAAGTGCAAGTTAGATACGAATTGATGCAAAGACTTCTTGGGCCTACCCTTGGTCGTTTTCAAAGTGAATTTTTAAATCCATTAATTGAACGTTCATTTGGAATTATGTTACGGGCTGGTGCTTTAATGCAGCCGCCTGAAATTATACAAGATACTAAAATGGATATTGAGTACGTAGGGCCGTTAGCAAGGTCACAACGTATGGAAGAAGCTAATGCAATTGATCGTTTGTATCAGTTAGCAATGAATATTGCACAAATTGACCCTGCAATCATGGATAATATAAACCATGATGAAGCTATTAGAATGAGGGCTAAATTACTTGGTGTTCCTAATTCTGTGCTAAATGGTAAAGACGAAGTTGAAGAAAAACGTCAAGCACAACAAGCTGCACAAGCACAACAACAAGCAGCAATGGCTCAACAGCAACAAGCAGAAACAGCTAAAACACAAGCACAAGGGGCTGAAATAGTTTCTAATCCTGATGTGCAAGATGTTTTATCGCAAGCTAACACTGAAGCTGAACAAGCTATGAGTGCAGGCGATGGATCGGAATTAATGTAATGAGTAAAGATAATATTACATTTGACGAATTACACGAAGAACACACTAAACTAGTTGAAGACTATAAGCAGTGTTTTTCCTCACCCGCTGGTGAGATAGTGTTGAAAGACTTGGAAGCAGCATATGGTAACCGCATAAGTTTTAGCAAAGACCCGTATGACACTGCTTTTAAGGAAGGGCAGCGTAGTTTATTTCTACGCATTAAATCAATGATAACTATAAGGAAAGAATAATTATGTCAGAAGCAGAACAGGCCGTTCAAACCGAACAGGTAACCGAAGAAAGTAATAATACTTTTCTTGGGTCTGAAGGTAGCAGCGATAACCAAGATTGGAAATCCACGCTACCTGACGATTTAAGGAATGACCCTACACTTAATAATTTTAAAGATGTTGAAAGTCTTGCTAAGACCGTAGTGCATCAGCAAAAGCAAATGGGAAACAGAATCCCTATGCCAAAAACTGATGACGAATTTAAGGAACTGTACGGTAAACTAGGCAGACCTGAAGAAGCATCTCAATATGAAACAAAAGTGCCAACAGAACTTTCGTCTTATTTTGATGAAGGTGCGTTGGATCAGTTCAAAGGCGTTGCACACAATATTGGTCTAAACCAACAGCAAGTAGATGCGTTGATTGAATACCAAGCAGGTGCAATACAGCATGAACTATCAAATGAACCAGCATCATTAAAAGC